CTACTCTCTTTTGTTATAATTATATGTTTTAAAAAATACAGGATCTAATTTGTAAATATCAAAATCTGTTAACTGAAGCTGACTTGCAATATGTAAGTATTGCCTGGTAACATTATAATCAGTATGTCCCAACAAAATCCTAAGAACTTCTAAGTTACCACCACCTAAAACAAAAGAAGTTGCGAATGTATGCCGGAGCAGGTGAGGATAAATACCAGGGACAAACTTTTTTAATTTGCCAAACAAAATAGAAATAGCATTTTCAGTAATTCTTGTAACACCATCTCGTTCTAAAAAAAGCGGGCCTTGACTATTACTTGCCCTATTCGTAGCCTCTAAATAATCTAATATAAATTTTTTCAAAGCTGGAGACAATGGAATAAGCCTACTACGACAATTTTTACTACAGTTGATAGATAAATAATCATTCACAAAATCTATATCTAAAACATCAAGTTTGCAAACTTCCCCAACACGTAACCCACAATCTAATAAAAGTTTAAATATGCAATAATTTCTTTCCGGCATCCAGGAAGAAGAAAGCAACACATTTTCCAACAAAGCAACCTGTAAAGCACTAAGAGGAATAATTATAGCATTGTCAGGCTTAGGCTGCTTAACATTTTTTGTAATATCCTCCAGCAAATACCCTTCTATGTAACACCACCTAAAAAAAACTTTTGCAGCCCTGGCATAAGTTCGCACAGATACATTTTTTACGCGCCCTTTATGGTACGCAATATACGCAATATAGTCTTTTTTTCGTAAAATATTTATATCCATTTCCAAAGTGCTATATTTTTCCAGCAAAAATTTTTCTAGCAAACGTAAATTTAAAGTATAGTATTCCACAGTAGCATCTGCACAATAGCTTTGTACATAATTTTTAAATTCTTCCATACAATCACTAATTAACATCTTCATCTCCTTTAAAATAATTTAGAAACATTTCTTTGTCTTTCGCAGACAATCGTTCAAAATGTTCCATCAAGTTTCTAGTTAAAAATTCCATGCTGCCACCATTTGCAGCAACCAGCCCGGCAATTGTAGGAGCGCACTGTCTGTTTATCCAGTCAGCAGCAGTATCTACCGTCCTTTTAGATTTACTGGTAGTTAATTTCAGCTTTCCAACTTCTCCAATTAACCTTTCCCATTTCTTTTTTGTTTTGCAATAACTTCTGTTAGAACTTGTTAAATTAATAAAACGCACAATACTATTCAGACAAGCAGCTGCAGCACTTGCAAAATCCATTCCGGAAATTATATAACTTGCAAAATTTTGCGCTCGCTCATCTTTTAACACCAATTCCCACCTTATCCAATCAGGAATTTTATCTTTCTTAAGCTCTTTCTTTTTATCATAAATCCTTAAAAACATCCTACTATTTCTAGGACTTCCAAGATAAACAGTATAACCTGTTTCTTCCCCGGAGCGGTTGTGTGGAATATGCACATCCCAACACTTCACCCGACTAACATATTCCCCCCTTTTTAAAAAGTTGTGAACCTGTCTACAGGTGTAATAATTAACACCAACGTCATCCAGTGCAAGATCCAGCCGGGTGATCCAGCCATTTTCACAAATTTTTTCAAACAAAATTTTAAATAAATTATCTATATCCTCAAAATTTTTATAAATATAACTTTTTGTTCCCCAGGGAGTAAGATCCGGATCTTTTAATGTTTCCCGAAAACAATCGATGAAGTAAGAAATTGCAGAGCCTTTAACTTGTACATGCACACCCATTTCTACAGCACCATCGTACAACAATGTAATTTCTGAATTTTTACACCGGAACATTCCAGAATATCCAAGACTGCCATGCTGCAACTTCTGGAACACATCCGGAACCAATCCAAACATGTCCATAACTATATATGGATCCACAGCATCCACTGTAAAATCCAACCAGTCACAACTAATTTTTAATCCATTATATTCATACATTTTTTTAACTCCTTTTTCTAAAATTTTAAAAACAAGCAAACCCTTATTTTTTAAGGCTTGCCGCCACTTTTCTAATTATTTCTTGCCCCCCTATTAGTATAGCGGGGGCAAGTGGTGGATGTCTGCAACAGGTCCCCAACCCATCCCAGACATCCACCACAGCACCCCGCAACACTAATGAAACAGGGTATGTGTATCATAAAATTTTCCATACTTCTTCCTGAAACGAAAATACTCCGCACCAATCCGTTCTTTTAACGGATACCACCGCTTGACCGCAACAAACACTTTCCCACCCAGCAGAGCAGAATAGAAACGTCCCCAGAATCCGCAGTTACTCATTTTGCGATGAACGTATTCATATTCAATTAAGCTGCGAATCTGTCTGTCCAGCATCCGGTCAAACTGTGCGATTAAATAAAAATCAATCCCATATTTCCGCTGCTGCGTGAACAGACTAATCCAGTCAGAACGTCCGGACTTGCTCCACTCCCTTGCGTTAAATAAAAGCTGCGCCTCATCAATTACACAGATGATACCGCCTTCCTGAATCGGTTTCCCTTTAAACCACCAGCGGGAAGAAATCCATTCAAGCATATCACAGGTAAGCGTCTGGTTGTCCAGCACGACAACCTTACATCTGCTGCGTTTTATAAAATCCAGATTTACCGGATAATTTGTAATAATAAGCTTCTTCTGGTAAGTAATTTTCTCAAGTAAGAGCTTGGCAACATGCAGGCTTTTCCCGCTTCCGGGAGTTCCACTGAATAATGTTATCATTACTCACCACCTCCGATTATTTTAATATGACGCGCAATGAAACTATAGGCATAGTAACTGCCAACGGCACCAAGCCAGACAGCAAAAACAATTAAAATATCCTTTACCGGAAGAAACCAGTTCAGGTAAGATAGAAAAGGCAAATCAGAAAACGTATCAAGAAAATCTGTAAACGGATCATCCGGAAAGCAGGAAATTACTTTTTCTGCTAAAACGGTCAATATCTGTAATGCGTGCATAATTCCTCCTATTTAATCAAATTTTTTGTAACTAACGCAAGCCCGACACAAAATGAAAGCAGTTCCATCCTGCGGCAAATCAGGGCAACCGAATCAAACTGTTTTAAATCAATCACAACTTCATAATCTTTTAACCCAACAGCAGAGAGGGGAATAATCCACTTAAAACATGGAGCTTCCGGTTCAGCAGCAAAACAGGATAAAAGGTCATAAATATCAAATGGAATGCAGAAAGGAAACTTATCCGCAATACTGACTTTATAATCTCCCGGATCAAAATCATCTGGGTTAATTATATCCGTTGGTTGTTCTGTTGGCTGTTCCGTTGGTTGTTCTGTTGGCTGTTCCGTTGGCTGTTCTGTCGGCGGTTCACTTCCGTAATTATAGTTATTTACGACATCGCCATCCTGATTTACAGATGTAATCGTAAGGCCATGAGCTTTCAGATAAGCACTCCAGTCATAATCATAATCAGAAAGTGTCTTATCATCCGCCTGATAGTTGCCGGAAACTCTCAAACTTGTATATCCATTTGAATAATTTTGTTGCACTGTCGAATAATTTGCAACAACCCGGCGGGAAGAAGAAATTGCTTTCGCGACTTCCTGAAAAGAGCCAAAAGCACCAATTACCGTATTCTGATAATCCGTAACCGTATAACCATAGTATTCACTCGCTTTATAACCAACTTTTAAATAGTGTATTGTTCCATATGATGTATTACTGGAGCTGCCGCCGGAGTAATCCCAGTTACTTTCATCCGCATGGACAGTAACCTGATAAGCACAATCTTTATCAAGGGCACAACAGTACAAAACATTATCCACCCAGCAGAAGTAAGAAAAGTCATTTGAAACTTTTGCCGTAACATTGTAACTACGCCAGGAAGTACTGTAATTATTTTTAGCAATGCCGGAAAAGCTCTTCATCAACGCACCGGAACCGCTGTAGGTCAAATTCTGCAAACTGTTCATAATGTTAGTTATCTCTTCATCCGTAACAGCAATATTATTTTCCAGCTTGTTGTTAATTGCATCCAGTTCTTTCTGTGTTGCAGAATCCCTCACAACATCCACAACAATTCCCAGAACATCCCCGATCACACCCAGAGCATTGCTTCCGACAGCTTCCGCCCGGATGGGATGCAGCATACAAAAACACAATGCAGACAGCAGCACAAAAACAATAGATTTCTTTTTCATAAAGCCTCCTTTTAAGGATAAAAAAAAGGCTGTAAGTTTTCCTTACAGCCCCCGGTATTCTATTTTCCAACCTTACGAAATGTCCGCAGTCCAATCGTAAGGACAGCAATACCACCCATGACAGGCAGAGCAACCGGAACGATGGAGCCGATTGTTCCTAACATATTGTCGGCAACACCCCCCAAACCGGTAACTAAAGCAGTTGTTAAAGCTTCCATATTCACACCTCTTTTCTATTTCTTTGTAAGTTTAAAAAATAAATTAATTAGCAACCCCGCCAAAAACGGAATTACAGATATTATCAAGCCACTGGTTAAACCAGTAACAAATATCTCAACAAAATCTTCATAGGTCATTTTCCCATTCTGCTCCACAGTATTGTACCAAGCTGCACACCGGCATTCACACCCAGAGCAAACACCACAACAGCCAAACAACCGATTACATCAATTTCCATTATTTTTCCACGCACTCCATAGCGACAACTTCCTTGTCTAACCCCAGCATAATGTTAAATTTCTTTCCAACGTGTTCCGGTTTTAAGTAGTCATAAAATTCATCATCTCCGCTTAAAAAAATTTCCGAAGTTTTCTGTCCGACAAAACCGCTTTTTTCATCCCTCTTACTTAATTTAGAAATGAAGCTTGCGGTGCAATAATCCTCATCCGTTTTATCACTATGAAATCTTCTATAACCTAATAATGTATACATTTTTTCTACCTCCTGTACTGCTCTACAAATTCATAAAATTCTGTATATAATTTCTTTCTGATATAAAGCCGTTCTTCTGCATTAATATCTTTCATGCTGTTCAGGATATAGAGAAACTGTTCAATCGCTGCGAGCTCATCCCTGGCTGCTGCGATAGCAGTTGCTTTATCTTCCTTTTTGCAAGTCTGAAAGGTATCATACAAGCGGCTTACTTCCAGCTTGAAATAATTCATTGTTTTACGAAGAACTTTTTCTCCGTTTGGTGTCAATGTTAATTCTTCCATGTAACCACTCTTTTCTTTTTTTTGTTTCAATCCCCCTAGCCGTTTGAATACCCGTTTTTCATACCCCCCCCCTGACAAGCCGTTACCTTACAGGCTCAGCCTATTCAATAATGGCAGCCGCCGGAACTAAAGAAAAATCATACAGTGCTTCTTTGAACTCTTCATAAAATTCTTCTTCCGAACAGTTGCAACACGTTTGAATATCATAATTTTCATCCAGTAATCTATAAAGTTTATCAGATATGGCTTTTTTACCATCTTTCATATATAACACCTCTTTATATTTTTGCATCTTCTGGTTTACCAATGCCACCAGCAAACAATCCCGCTTGAACATCTTGCAATAAGCTAAAAGTTATGTTATAGTTAATAAATAAAAACATTATCACATAACTTTTAACTCTTACAACGCAATTTTACAGGTAAAGGCTTTTAGTCGGTACCAACAAGGCAGCCCCACAGCAACCAACCGAACTATAAAATTACTAGCAGTTAACTGCTAATTAACTACTAGATACATATTAGCACTTTAACCAGCAGTTGTCAAGCAGTTAATTTGAAATTAGAACAAACAGGAGATGATAACATGGGAGCTAATAGGACAAAAGTAACAGGTTTCAGAATTGAAGATACAACCATTCTGGAGAAACTTGCAATAATAGCGGATGAAAATTGCAGAACCCGAAACAAAGAAGTGGAATATGCTTTGAAAAAATATGTAAAGGACTGGGAGAAAGAAAACAGGACAATAGAATTGAATAAAGTAAAAATAGAAGACAATCATGGAAAAATAAACATAAAATAAAATAGATGCAGCTGGATGAAGGACCAGCACAACAAAATTATCTAACACTAATAGACTAAAAAACTTTTAATCAAGTTGTCCGGGGTTCGATTCCCCGGTGTCTCATTACTGAAAAAACCTCTCAAATGCTTATAAAATGAGTATTTGGGAGGTTTTTGTTATATGTGGTTTTAGTGTGTAATGGAGTGTTTCTTTGGTAGTCAGAGGCACTTTTTTTGATGTATGGTAGTCAAATGGTAGTCAAAAAAATGGGCTGGAATCAGCCCATTTTGATGAAAGAATTTAGTTTGGTTTCTGTCTGCTCTTTCTGCTCATCCAGATGAGAGTAAACTTCCATAATCATTTTTGTATCGGCATGTCCCATGAGGGCAGCAGCTTTTTTTAGAGAGATTCCGGAGTAGTAAAGCATTGTCGCATAGTTGTGCCGGAAGATGTGTGCAGTGAGGTCGTGTATTGGCCTGTTTTTGGCTCGCAGATTCATTGGCATATGTTCCACTTCAAAAGATTCTCTATGTTTCATTAAATACGTTTTATAATCCTAAAATTTTCATCGCTTCTTCGGAAGAAACAAAATCCTGACAATCAGGATTGCTTTTTATTTCTTTCAGCATTTGTAAATCGATTTCATCCGGAGCTTCTTCAGGGATTGTTTTCCAGCCCTTATTTGCAAAAGTAGTTTCAATAATGTTCCAGATATATGATGCATCTTCTTCTGACATTACAGTAACAGCTCCTAAAATTCTTTCTTTTACATTTGACATATGAGATACCTCCTTTACTTATATACCTGTCCTCGGTTGTCAATTTTTTCTATCGCAAGAACGGTTCCGTTATAATCAAAAATAATTCGATAATCACCAACTCTCAAACGATAGCCAGTAGTACCTTGTAATTTTTTTACATCACCAGAAGGAAGGTGATTAATCGCATTAACGATGCGTATTCTGGTTGGGCGATCTTGCTTGTTCAGAAATTTTAAAGCCTGCTTTGAATATTGTATGTTCTTCAATGCTGTTTCACTCCTTTGAGATTATTATTTTTCCAGTTGTGGTACATAATCGGCATCTGGGTAATCCAGATACCCGCTGTTGAAAAACGTGCTTCCGTTCTGTGGTCTCCTCCATTCGCTGTCTTTTGCCAGTTCGGCTTTGTATCTGCCTATTGCTCTGACCATTCCGTCATGGCCCACTTTAAATAGTCGCTGCTTTGCAGCCGCAGATACCTGTCCTTTGCCTTTTTTCACGGGATACAGCTTCCAGAGTTCCTCAAACAACTCCTTAAACAACTCCTCCGGTTTGCACAAAGTATTTATATTATTCTTTTCATTCTTGTTAGTGTTCAGTTGTTGTTCACTTTTCTGATAGAGCGACCAGCTAAGTATTGTTATCAGGCGGTTTCTGGTGCAATTCTGTTGTTCAATCTGCTGTTCACTTTCAATGAGTTTTAGAAATTTTTTGTATCATGATTTTTAAAGTTATACTCGCCATCTGTGGCCACAGTCTTGGCATACTGCATAAGTTACAGTTTGTGTTTTCCGACGAAGTAATAATGGGATTAAGATAAACAAACCAAGTAACGAAACCGCTAGTATTAAATAAATTAGTACTGTTAAACAACCAGTCTTTCGTGATTCTGTTACCGTTTGGTAAGTAATGTTGTTTCCTTTGCATTTTGGAGAAGTCATAGAAATTCTCCGTATTTTTCTAAATTTTTTTAATCAATTGGGGGTGAAAGTTATTTTGGCTACTATTAATTCTATTGATAATCAAACAAATGTTTGCCAATAGAATTGTATCGCTACTTTAGTGTGTGGATGACTGGAGATGAACACATGGACTATAAAGCACTCATAATAGAAATGCTTGATAAAGCAGATGATAGAAAATTAAAACTAATATTCTGTTATATCAAAGCAATCCTTGGATTAGGCTGATGCCTAGTCCTTTTTTTCGTGAATCATAAGTACCATTTTTTCTAATACTTCCCAATCCGATTCATCCAGTGCAGAAAGCATTGATACAAATCTTTTCTTAAATGAGTCATCTTCATTAGATTGAATTGTACCAATGAATGAGGCAATCTGTTCATCTCTTGTCTGTTTTATAAACATCTCACCTTCGCCTGTCCGCAGCCAATTTTCATCTACATTAAATTGTTTGCATATTAGAGAAATTACAGCATCGCTAGGAGCATTCTTTCCAACTTCATACGCACCAATGTTACCTCGTGCTATGCCAATTTTGTTTGCAAATTCTTGTTGTGTTAAATCTAAGGTTTTTCTAAGTTTTTTTAACCTTTCATTCAATATTTAGTCACCTCTTTTCTTGATTTTATTATACAGTTAATTTTTAATATGTCAATAGAAAAGATGTTGGTAAATCACAAAATGTTGGTAAATTACAAAAAATACTTGGCAAATGATATAACCAATATATAATTGCAATATACCAACAAATCTATTGGTAAAAACAGAAAGGAAGTGGTTAGTATGTCAGAAAAAGAAAATTATGGAAACTTTTAAAAAGATCCTTCCAGATTTGTCGGAAATGGAACTGGAAAAGTTACTTTCGTTTGGTGAAGGCATCCGGTCTTGATACTGCTTATTCAACGAAAAGTCCGGATACCATAGCAATGTCATTTTTAGGAATCACTAATATGGGACGGTGCATTGTCCTGGATGAAAAGGTATATAACAATGCGAGTCTTGACACACCGATAGCTCCGTCAGATACGGTGTGTAATTACATTGACTTCCTGGAACGCAACCGCAGAACCTGGGGCATGGCCAGAAATGTGTTTGTGGACAGTGCGGACCAGGCAACACTGACAGAATTGGCAAAGTACAAAAGAGCCAATCCGCAGTGTCTGTATCTGTTTAATAATGCTTATAAGCAGATAACAATTATAGACAGAATCGTGTTGCAGCTTGGGTGGATGAATTATGATGTGGCAGCAGGGAAGATGCCGGGTTTTTATGTCGTTGACAGCTGTGTGAATTACATTGGGGAACTGGATGTATACAGCTGGATGGAGGATAAGGATGAGACACCAGAGGATGGCAATGACCACATGGTAAACAGTGTGCAATATGCATTTATCCCGTATCGGAACAAAATAGGAAGCAATAAGGAGAAAAAATGAGGTTAATTGAAACGATGTCAGAACAGATAAGAGAGAGGATAAGGACGTGGCTGAGGATTCAGCCGGCAACCGGTGGCATAGTGGATATCCATGAGGCACTGGACTTTTATGGAAACGCAATCAAGAACCGAATGTGGTACCGGGGAGAAAGTGAAGAACTTTCCCAGTTGTACACACAGCTTGATGGAGACAGGACAAGGTTCTGGGCGGCAGGTGCCACTGTGGGAATGGAAATCCGGAAACTGCATGTCGGAATCCCGGCACTGATGGCTGACCTGATGGGAAGCATCGTGGTAGCGGATATGAATGATGTGGATGCCGGAGTCAGGCAGCAGGACTGGGATGCGGTCACGAAGGAAAATGATTTCCGGGAGCTGATAAAGGATGCGGTGACGGAAACCCTTTATATCGGCGATGGTGCATTTAAGATATCCTTTGATATGACACTCAGCAAAGAGCCGATCATTGAGTTTTATCCGGGAGACAGGATAGAATTCCGCTATAACCGGAGCAGAGTCAGGGAAATCATATTTCGGACATCTTATTATTTAAAAAATCAGGAATATATCCTGTACGAGACCTACGGAAAAGGCTATATCCACTATGACCTGACAAAAGATGGACGAAGCTGCAGCATGGAACTGCTGCCGGAAACTGCTGCCCTTAAAGATGTAAGCTGGAAAGGCGATTTTATGATGGCATTTCCAGTTATGTTTGATAAATCACCCAAATATGAAGGTAGGGGTAAGAGCATCTATGATGGTCGTATCGATAATTTCGATGCGGTGGATGAGGCATGGTCCCAGTGGATGGATGCATTGAGAAGAAACCGGACAAAGGAGTATATTCCGGAAAATATGCTGCCAAGAAACCCAACAAACGGGGAAGTACTTGCACCGAATCCGTTTGACCATGCATACATAAAAACAGATGCACCAATGACAGAAAATGCATCCAATAAAATTGAACTGGTACAGGGAAACATTCCGCATGAGAGTTATCTGGCAACCTATATCACGGCACTGGATTTGTGCTTGCAGGGTTTCATGAGTCCATCCACGCTGGGGATTGATGTCAAGAAGCTGGATAATGCAGAAGCACAGAGGGAAAAGGAAAAGGCAACCTTGTATACCAGAAACAAGATTGTAAATAAGCTGCAGGAAATCCTGCCGAAACTGGTCCGGAATGTGCTGCTTGCAAGAGATACCTATTATAAACAGGAGTCAAGAGAGATGGAGATAACCGTTTCTTTTGGAGAATATGCAAACCCGTCGTTTGAAAGCCAGGTTGAAACGATTTCAAAGGCAAAGAGCGGCGGAATCATGAGTTTGGAAGCATCCGTGGATGAACTGTATGGGGACACCAAGGATGAGACATGGAAGAGTGAGGAAGTAACCAGATTGAAAGCAGAGCAGGGCATCACCGAGATGGAAGAGCCACAGGTGGCACAGATGCCGGAAGTGGAAACATTGACCGGGAACGGTCTGTAAAGGATGAAGTATGGCAGGAATACCAAAAGATATCAATACAACGTATGATGTGGTCGGTGCATTTCGGGCAATAGAGGATGAATTAACCGCTTCTATGATACGAAATCTTGACCATCACCGGGCAGAAGAACTGGAAGCAGGTTTTAACTGGAGCCAGTGGCAGGTGGAACAGCTTGCCGCACTGGATGCGTATAAGAAAAGAAACCTGAAAAAGTATCAGGGCATATTTAAGAATATTAATCTGAAAATAGATACCATAATATCCATGCAGAGGGCAGCAGGAAATGCTGACCAGGAAGTAAGCATCTTAAAAGCAATAAAAGAAGGGGCGAAGCTCTATAAAGCGAAGAAGCAGGTCAGTGCAGATGGCAGATTCTTCAAGGAAAATGACAAAAAGATAAATGCCCTGATAAAGGCAACCAGGTCTGACTTTAAGAAAGCAGAGGTTGCGATTCTGCGGAGAGCGAACGACCAGTACCGGCAGGTCATATTCAATGCCCAGATGTATGCGGCCACAGGAGCCACTTATGAAAAGGCTGTGGATATGGCCACAAAGGACTTCCTGCGTGCCGGCATTAACTGCATTGAGTATAAGAACGGCGCCAGGCATACCATGAGTGAGTATGCCGACATGGCACTGAGAACAGCACAGAAAAGAGCATATCTGACCGGAGAGGGAGAGAAAAGACAGGAGTGGGGAATATCCACTGTTATCATGAATAAACGTGGAAATCCATGTCCGAAATGTCTTCCCTTTGTGGGAAAAGTGCTGATAGATGACGTGTGGAGCGGTGGAAAACCGGAGGATGGACCATACCCGCTGATGTCAACGGCAATCAGCAAAGGTCTCTACCATTGAATGTTGAGTTTGGGTGGTAGTAAAACAGTGTGAACCGCATTGCAAAGCGGGTGTATATAACATTAAAAATAATGGTTATATGCTAACGGGGAACAGAGCAATCTCAATCCCGTGCTAAGAAATTTGAATTACTACTTGACTTTTGTGTGAACATATATTATAATTTATGTGTGAACAAAAGTGAGGTGAGAATATGAGTCCACGAACAGGTAGACCAACTAAAAATCCTAAGACAGAAGAAATAAAAGTAAGGGCAACAAAACAGGATAAGGAGATTCTGAAAGAATGTTGCGAATCGCTGAACCAAACGCAATATGAAGTGGTGATGTCTGGGATAAAGAAAGTTTATGCTGAAATAAAAAAATAGAGCGTTACCGCCCTGAGAAAGTAGTAAACGCTCTAACGCAGAAGTTTCCTTCTATGAAATATTCTATCATAGTCAGGAGCTTCTTTCAAGAATAATTTTTGAGAGGAGATTTTTATTATGGCGAAATTGGATTTAGACAAAGCAATTGAGTATGGATGTGATGTAATGGAAGATAGATATTCGTTAACCTGCCAAAATATAAGGGAATTAGCTACAAGACCGATATTGGATGCTGTTTGTGATAGTTTTGCAATAGGCTATTATCAAGGAATGAAAGCTGCCAGGGCAGAAGTTAAAAGGAAAGGTGGTGTTAGCAAATGTCTGAAAAAGAAATCTGGAAAGATGTAGTCGGCTATGAAGGTGTTTATGAGGTCAGTAACATGGGAAGAGTAAAGCGGGTAGGAAAATATAGAAACCAATGTGCAGAATGGGATAGCAACCACATATTACGACCAGGACACAAAGATAACGAATATTTGTTTGTAAATTTATCAAAGGAAGGAAAGAATAAGATAAAATATGTTCACAGGCTAGTTGCAGAGGCATTTTTACCAAATCCTAAAAATAAAGCAACGGTAAATCATATTGATGGTGACAGAACAAATAATGTGGTTGAAAACCTTGAATGGGCAACGTATAAAGAAAATAATAATCATTCATTATATGTTCTAGGTAATGAAAAAAGTGTAAGAAAGAAAAAATATCTTTGTACAGAAGAACGATTAGCGATATTGAGAGAACAAGTGCAAAAGAAACAAAAACCAGTAATACAATATGATTTGCATGGAAATTTTATTAAAGAATATCCTTCGTATAGAGAAGCTGAAAGAGAGACAGGGATAAAAGCTATAGATGTTGTTTGTAGAGGTGATAGGCAAAAAGGAAGAAAACAACAGACAGCAGGTGGATATAAGTGGAAATATAAAGAAGATGTAATTCAAGATTAAAGTGTAGAGACTATTCCGAAAGGAAGTAAGGCGGAGATGCACCGTTTGAAGCGCACTGGATAAGAGAGAACCGAACGGTTCTCTTTTATTATGAGATAGTCCGATGTTAATAAACATAGCCACGATGTAAGGACAGTCACACGACGTATTTCAAAGGAATCAGCACTGCAGATGACACCTGGACAGAGGAAGAGCTGCAGGCAGTCAATCAGGGAAATAAGCAGGAGGCGAAAGAACAGTATGCCAGGCTGCAGGCAGAGAAATATGGAAGGATGTCAAAGTATTCTCTGGATGAGGAGAATAAGAGGAAATACGGAGTCAGAGCGGAAGAGTGGGAAGAACAGGCAGAGTATTATATAAGTGAAAAGAATGGACTTGCAGCAAAAATAGGTGATGGTGAAATACCACAGCATGAAGAGCCGAAATTTATTGGAAAAATTAATATTGATAACGAAAGCGAGATTAAGAAAGAAATAGAGAAATTTGAACGTGAGGCAGTTAGTAAGGAAATTGAGACTGCCTGCGTTATTACAAAGCAGGGGGAAGTCTATTATTGTTATGGTACGGAAAACAGAGTTTTTCCGGATTTGGACTTGAATGAGAAATTGCGAGGTGCTATAATATCACATAATCATCCAATGAGTGAGACCGGTTATACTTTCAGCGATGTTGATATGCAATTGTTCATGGATTATGAACTTGAGATATTGCGTGGGTGTGATGAACTGTATACTTATGAATTTACAAGAAATGCGAGTGAAATAGATGAGACATTAGAAAATTGGTGTACGGAAGAGAATTATCAACATTGTCATATAATTGAGGAAGCAAAAAAAAGAAATATCGGATATAGGAGATGGAAAAATGAATAAACAAGAGGCGGATATAGAGGCAAGGAAGATATTTCAAGAGCGCAATGAAAAAGCTAATGAGATTATCAGACAGGCCAAGAAAGATGGAATCTGGCAGATGGGACTTGATTCAAATCGGGAACTTTTCGAGGAACTGGATAGAGAAACTAAGAAGAAACTTAAAACACTGGCATCTATGATAGATGAGTAA